GTATTGCTCACTGTATTTCTCCATGTAAGGGTTTGCGATGATTTGCGCTAATGCTTTGGCTGCGTCGAGGGTATCGACGTGGAGAGGGGTTTTCTGGCTGTCGTCCAGCAGGACGTGCACATGCCACCCGTTGAAGTTGCGTATCGAAGCGATCGTGACGGCGAACGTCTTGTGCTGCAAGTGCCAGAGGTCGAAGTTAACCTCGTCCCACTCGAAGTCGTCTAAGCTTAGATAGCTCATACGTTGCAGTCGATGGTCCTGCGTACCTGCAAGTAGTACTGGTTGTTCTCGCCGGTATGCGTCTCTTCGAGGTCATCGGAGTCTTCACCGATACGAACGAACTCCGTGCAGTAACCCTTGATGTCGGCATCGTCGTAGCCCTTGAGGTCTTCAAGCATAGCCTCGAACCTCTGCACATCCGAGTAACTTGGATACCACTTCACATTCTCAATCGCAAACTTCAGAACGTGCTCATCGTCATACCACGTCATGTCCTCGCCGAACACATCGGCCACATCCTTGAACGTCGTGCCCATCAGCAGCTTGAGTTGCTCGTACTTGGCTCCCTTGTCTTCTTGCTTGTCCACATCCGGGTAAATCAACACCATCACATCTGATCTGTATCCCATATCACCACCCCATCACAAAAACAATGAACACAAAGGCTGCGAACAGCCCGACAAAGCACAACGCGAGGCACCAATCGCTCATGGCTTCCCACACAGTGGGGATAGGTTTCGCTGGCCCTTTGTATCTAAGCTTAGACATGGTTCACCTCGATATGAACTGATGTACCGAACGGCGCAGACATGCCGTTGCTTGTGATGCCCCACAGTGTCGGGATGTCCGTGTTACCCCAGTCACCCACATAGCCATCGGTCAACTGCACGATGGCGTCAGGGCGAATCCGTTTCTCCTCCAGATACTTGAACAGCACGCTGCCGTCCGTGCCCCCACCGCCCTTGGGCTTGAGGTCTTGCACAGCGAACTGGCCATCCTCGAAGGTCTGATGCCCCGCCACATCCGTGTCCCAATACACCACGTCGATGAGCTTGGGGTTCACGTCCTCCACGATCTTGCATAACTCCGATGCAAACTGGTCCATCTCCGGCGAATTGAACACCGAACCCGACGTGTCGATGCCGACCACCAAACGCGTCATAGTAGTGCCGACCATCGTGGGCATGTAAATGTCTTGGCTCAAGTACCTGCGGTTGGGCCTGCGCCATGAGGACTCATCACGCCCTGCACAATACTCAGTCACGAACTCACGCAGCAGCTTGCGCCAGTCAACCTTGGGGTTGAGCAGATCACCGAACACACCATCCGAACTGCCCGCCCCCTTACCTGCCATCTTCTTACGCATGATCTCGCCTTGGCGGATGGCACGCTGTATCTCGTTGGCTTGCTCTTGCTCCTTGGCTGCATCACCGTTGGCCTCGTTGCCGTCCCAGTCATGCTCGTCCATACCCTCGCCACCACCACTGCCGCCACCCTGTTGCTCCAGCTGTTGCTTGAGGTCTTGGTAGATCATGCCCACTGACCAGCCACGGTACTTCTCGTCAGGCTGTATGCCTAGCTTGGGCATTTGGATGAACCCCTCGCCATCGTCAGTGTCTTGCAGGTGCAGGTTCACGAAGTGGTCGGCTGCGATGTTGGCCAGCATCGGGTTCTCCTCGTTGAGTGCACGCCACGTCACCATGTGTCGATAGGCTTTGTGGGTTGCTTCGTGCAGGACAAGGAAGCGAAGCTCGGGGTCAGAGGGCATGTGCTCCTCGACGAACTTGGGGTTGTAGATCACATTCCAGCCATCGGTCGCAGCAGTGGGTACAGCCTCGGATACCGTGACCTTGCCACAAGCGAGGATGCCTGAGAACGCGCAGAACTTCTTGTGCTGCATGATGCTGATGTGTGCTTTCTTGATACGGTCAGATACGTTCATGATTGTTTCCTTAGTTGTTACCGATTCACCCACCAAGGGGTGAGATACGCCACGGGTTTCTTGAGTAGCGCACGCTGCACTCGCTCGGCACTCTCACCCTCCACGTAGTTACGCAGGGGTGGTGTGTATTGCGAACTCATGCGGCTGGGATGCCAGTCTTTCTTGACCTTGACCATGCGCTGGCCGTTGCTGGTTGTTTCGATGATGAGCATGTTGTCCTCCGTCTAACCTTAGAAGTATTTGCCCAGCTTGGCGGCTGCGCTGGTGAACTTGCGGTTGCGGCATGCCATACCGACCTTGGACTTGTTGGATGCCAGCGATGTGACGAACAGTGCGTGTGCCTCAAAGGATTGCTCACCCATGCGCTCGGCGTATTCCATCACAGGGTCAAGGGTGTCTGCGTCCACACGGCTTGCCAACATGAACGACAGGATGAACAGTGCACCAACGCTTGTGGGCACCTTGGTTTTCTCGGGGGTCTTGACGATGGTCTCGAACAGCGGCAGTTGATCTGCGAGATTGACCAGTGCCTCCATGTCCCGCGCTGCGGCCTCGCCCACTGTACCTGCCAGTGCTGGCAGCATGGCTGCGCCGAGAACGTCACGCTGCTTGATGAGGTTGGATGCCTTGGCCAGCGAACGAGGAGAGCAGAACCCACGGATGTTGCCCGTCATGGGGTTGAAGATGTAGGGGTTCTTGTCTTTCTTGTCGAGATCGGTATAGCAGTCGAACACTTGTGGGAACTGCTTGGCAAAGGCCATGATCTCGGGGGCCACGTCGTTGTTGCTCGCCCACTGAATCCACTCATCGGCTGTCGGGTTAGCCACCGTGACCACAGTCATGCGGTTGAACGCATGCGCCGGGATGTTGTCGCCCACGCCATCGGTATCGAGGTTGGTCGTACCGAACACAATCGAGCCAGTAGGCAGCGGCACGTCACCGATGCGATGCTCCAGAATCACAGGCAGCAGCATGTTCAGCACAGGGCGGGACGCCTTGCCCAACTCGTCGAGCATCAGCACGACAGGGCGGTTCTGACCACGGCCGACACCGAAGCGAGTGTTGGGTGCGTACGCTGTGGTCATGTTCTCACGGTCAATCACAGGCATGCCGAGGTCACCGAGGTCGAGGTTGGCTACGTCGATGTAGCACACCTGATAGTCGGGCAGCTCACGCTGCAACTCGCCGAGGATGGATGACTTGCCGATGCCGGGCTGGCCGCGCAGCAAGAGGGTGTTCGTTGTACCGACATTGCGAATGAGGGTAGTTGCTTGGGCGAGAGTCACGTTCATGATGTTTCCTTTGGTTTAGTTGAATGGTGCGGATTGCACCGCATAGGGCAGCACGCTACCCTACACGCTACGATCTAAGATTAGACGTTGGCTTCTTCCTTCTTCTCCAGCTTGGCTATTTCACCAGCGGCTTGGGTAATTGCTTGGCTCACCTTGAGAAGATCGGCGAGTTCTTTCTGCGCTTGCAGCAGGATGTTGGCTGCGCTTTGTCGGGCCATGCCCTCGAACACCATAGCGGCAGCTTCGGGCTTGCGTTGCAACAGCTTGCGTATCACAGGCAGGGCCTGTCGTTCTTCGTATGTGAGTTTGATTTCCATGTGTCTCTCCATCTAAGATTAGATTACCAACAAGTCCGAGTCGATGATGTCTTTCATGCTGGCTGTGCAGATACCGATGAGTCGGCGGTATGCTTCTTTGTGGTCGTCGCACATGTATTTGCAATGCGCTGCAAGCTCGGACCAGTCGTCGGCGTGGTAGTCGTTGGAGATAATCTTGGCCACCATCCGTGCGTGCATACCCCAGTGCCGCTTTGGTTCGGCTGCTGCAAACAGTATGGGGAACACAGCCTTGAACCCTGATGCTTCGACGGCATCGCGGAACTCTTTGGTTGAATCCCGGTCGGTGATCTGGCGCGAGAACGGTTTGAGGTGGCATGTGGGGTTGCCATCTGCATCGAACGTCATGCCATCGTAGTATCGGTAGGTCTTGCCATTGGCCATGAACGCCAGCTGCGTGTAGCTGAACTTGTTGACCGAAACCACGCGCCCCCAACCCATAAATGTACGGAGGGCTTCGTTGAGGTTTGCCTTGGTCGTGCTTGTCCACCAGTGCCGCATATTGATGGTGATCTGGTTGTCGGGTGTCACGGTGATAATGTCTGTGTTCCACATCCGCACAAGCATCTGACCTGCATGGCCGCGCATCACTCGGAAGTGGTTCTTGCCCCGGCGTGATGAGTCGGCAGGGGCGTCGCCTTTGAACTGGCCTCGCTTGTACATGTGGCGTTCGAGGTGGAATTGGAGTTTGGTATAGGGTGTCATGATTCGTTTCCGTGAAGTTTGAGGAGCATGGGCGTGGCGTCTCGCGCCTCTTCCCATGAGTTAAAGGTTGCGATGTAGACGGCGTTGATGTAGAAGCACCACTCGATGGGGCTACTCATGACGATCTGTGCGGTATCCGGCATCCACTTGTTGGGGGCGTTGCCCACGTAATGCCACTGGCGAGGAGTTACTCTCGCCCACAGGTCATCGTTCATCTGTGCAACCCTCCCTTGTTGTTGATGCCTTTGAGATCGTTCAGGTCAGTGAACAGCATGTAGTTGCTCTTGTGCATCGGTGCGATGGTGTGTCTAACCTTAGATGCTGCTGTCTCTCCACAAGACATACAGGTTAGATACCCAAGCTGACGCCGAGCTTGCGGCACAACGCTGTCGTGGCATTTCACGCATAGGTGTTTCATTCGTTTGCTCCTGAGTTAATCATGGTGATTAGGAAATCTTTGGCTTCGTCGATGGTCTCGAAGTCGGCACGCACTGTGCCCGATGCGCTGCGTGCTACCCACTGGCCGTCTATCTTCACGACCCAGCCCGAGATCACGTCGGCGTTTCGCAGCACTTGGTAGTCCTCGTTCGAGCGCAGTCTGTCCCACTTAAACGTCGTCATACGTTGCTCCTCCATTGGCCAGCAGCACGCGGCAGATCGCCATTGCTTCGTGCAATGTCTTGTGTGTGGACAGGATTTCTTCCCAGTCGCCGAGGCCTTCGGGTGTGTCGTCGTCGTATACCCGGCACAGGTGGAACCCCGGCACGAAGGGCCACTTATAGACAGCGTACTCCCAGCCCGTGGCGTAGTGCCACACATCGGAGGGTAGCCACTGCACGAAGTCATCGAACACCCGGCGGTACAACCCTGAGCTGGTGTGGACGGCGTCTACGCCGAGGTAGCGTTCGATCATGTCTGTCTCCCTACGCACAGGAACAGCTTGGCTGCACGTTGAGCATCTTCTAAGCTTAGATCACCGTCGAGCCAATACTTGTCTGGTGTGGTGTGTCTGGTGTTCTCGACGACCCGCCATGCCCCGCGCAGTTTGGTCAGTGTCCCCATGTCCTTGACGCGGCTGCGTTCGTTCACGAGGTACAGTGCCCACGCGTCGTGCGGGTGGACGTCCCGCCTAAACCATTCAAATCTCATGTGTTCTCCTTAGTGCTGACTGGCGTTATTGCCACATCACAGAGGGCCCGAGTGTTCAGGCCCTCCAAGATATGTAATATCTTTGGCTAGGGATAGGGGTCGTCGTCGCTGCATATTCCAGCCGTGCTGGTTCAGCTCCCAAGGGTTCATACGAATTACCGCAGAGGAACCCGCCCATTTAACCTAGTGTGCGTCGCTTTTGCATGTCGCTGTACTTTTCGGCAGCGGGTGACTGGCGTGTCCCCATCGGCTGCACTACTTCATACGCCACAACATACTGGGGCTACACCCAACGTCTCGTTTCACCGGGGGGAGGGATGACTGGCATACCTACCCGGCTTCTGGTCTTGAGTACCAGCGACGGCTTGATCGTCTAAGATTAGATGTAATGGATACCATTAGACCTAACCAAGACTGACTAGCAAATTTTAAAAGAACGAATGACCGCACATAGGAAAGGCTGGTCGCCGAGCAGAGCACGAAGCCCCACTCGATGACTCTATTCTATACTAATACTAGTCACTTGTCAAGTCTTTTGACCCCCTGTGATGGCGTCGATCTCGGCCATCAGGTCCTCCATCGAGAAGGGTGTGGTGGTTGGCATTGGCATGAGTTGGACCTTGCGGTATTCCGCCACCGGGGGTGGTGCGCGCAGCGTGCGGTTCTCGTCCGTCAACCGAGCCATTTCAAACTTGAGATCGCCAATGGTCTTGCGTGCCGTCTTGATCTGCTCCCGCAGGGACTCGACCTCTTTCTTGAGCGTGTCCTTCTGCACCTTCTCAACCTCGACTTGCTCCTCCTTGGCTTTAATCAACAAGTCCTTGATCGCCATGTAGTCCGGCTTGAGCTCGGCCAGACGCTCAGTGTCCCCAGCGTCCTTGGCCTCCTTCATCGCTGCCTGCACCTTGGTGTACGCCTTGCGGATTTTCTCCACGTCATACTTCGGCACATAGGGGGTCGGGAACCGACGAATCGCTTCGGCTTCCAATTCTGGCTGGCTCAAGTGGCCGTACTCGTCGCTCCACATCAATTTGATGAGTTCGTTGCGTTGTTCGGGGGTCAGGGTCGTGGTCATGGCTGGCTCCTTCTAAGATTAGATGCGTTGCAGTTCACGGGCTTTGGTCACGATCTGCGTGACCCGCACAGCCGAAAGGCCATGCTTGGCTGCCAGCCGAGCGTAAGTGGTGCCGCCGTCGAAATACTCCTGAGCAATGCGTTGGTCGCGTTCTTGGTTGTCCGCACGGGTCCGAGCTTGGGGGCGAGGTGTCATAGTAGTGGCAGGCGCAGCGGCGTCTCCCCGCACAACGAGCGTCAAAAGGTGCAGAATTAACTCCGATGGTGTCATGTCTTCGTGCTTGGCGCGGGATTGAAGGGCGTCTACACCGAGTTTGCCAAGTCCTAAATACAAGCGCAGGGCTGCGGCAGTGGCATGTTGGGCTCCTTCGGGGTGCAAGGGTTCGAGCTTGGCGGCGACCTCAGCGGGGATGGTCATGTCGAATGGGGCGGGGGTGGTGGGGTGCATGGGGTACTCCAATTAGTAAGTGGAAGCGTAATTGTATCAGGTCTATCTAAGCTTAGATGTTGGGGTTTACCCGGTGCATGTAACGCATGTTACGCGGGAGGGGGTTTGGTTACAAAATGGTGCGACACATGGAAATGGCTTAACCATGCGGGTTTGCGGGATTAGTATGTGGTGTTTAGGGGTGCTGTAACCAACGTAGCAGGCTAAAAAGTGAGCGCGTCCAGAAACCCCCCATTTAAACTGACCACCCACCACCCTAAACAATTCAGCGAGCAAAAACAAAGGGGGTGGTGGGTGGTCTAAGCTTAGACGGGTTTTTTGCCAGCGTATAGTATAAAAGGCTGTTACGTGCGTTACACTCCTATATATAATAATTTTTTTTTTTTTTTTTTTATTTATTATTAGGGCATTTACAGTTTTGTTTCATTACTTTGGTACTCATATTTTTTTGAGCGGGGTGTTACGCTGCAAAAGTTACCATCCTGCTACATTCGTTACATCGGTAACGCCATCTAAGCTTAGATCAACCCCCTGCGGCTCCCGTGCGGACACGGCTCACTCGCGCGCGTACTCCCTTGCGGTCAGACTACTATGACGTTTCCCTGCGTGCTAAGGCAGCGCAGGGTACAAGCGCACGGGCAAAAGAAAAGCCGCCCCGGAGGGCGGCTAAGATTAGACCTAAGGGGCCGAGGCCCCCGGGGTTTACTTGTCCAAAACTGTTTCCTTGAATCCGTCCAATGAATCAAGGCACAAGTCAAGAACATCGGCCGCGAATTCAGTCAAGCCAAGGGCGCGGGCTTGGGCCAATGCTTTACTCAGGGTTTTGTCCAAGTCGGTGCGCGAGGTGCTGGTGACTTTGCCCGACTTGGCAGTGCTGCCGCCCTTGTTCGCTTTGCCCCATGGGAGCGCATACTCCGCGTTATTCTTGAGGTCGGCCGAGAACGGCACGCCGTAATGCAAAGCCCTCATCGCGCCTTGTGCATACTCGGTGAACGTCTTCTTTTCCATCGCGCCAGTGGCGGCCAAGTCAAGAACGACTTGCGAATCCCGAATGGCCGCGCCCATCGCTTTAACGCTGGCTTCGCCCTTGCCATTGGCCAAAAACCATTGGTCAACGAATGCTTGCATCTCGCGATTGACCACGCCGGTCAATTTGCCAAATGCTTTATCAAAGCCCGAGAACGCGCGGCCAATGGCGGCGGCATTGGAATCAAAAGAGACAGAGATCAATTTAGTTGCAGTCATGATAATTTCCTTAGGTTTGCCCAAGCGGAATTGCTTAGGTATTTGTATTACATCATAATCCGGGCGGCTTGTCAACTCTCCCCATGTTCTAAGCATAGACGGAATCCCCAGCGCCCTGACCCCACCCGGGGGGCATACCGCCTTTTCTGAGCGGGTCCCTCCGCGTCCGCTATACGCTGAGCTCCGTATCCTCCACCACCACTTTACAAACATCCAATACTACAACTACCCCCCGTCATCTCCGATACTCCAATTTTCCCCATGGCCGACCCCCACCCCCTCAATATAGGAACACCCCCCGGTGCAAAAATAAAAGCCCCCAGAAAAAAATTACATATATAATGCAGCCCAGTTGGGGCAAACAAGGCAACTGGATGCCGGATACCTGATCAGACGGAGCTGCAAGTCTGTGGGTCGCAAGGCCGGTCCCCAACACCAAACTCAGGAGCGCGAACCCCTCCATGTACCAAACGCTGATTGACTTCGATGTCCCGATGGCGGACTACACCCCAACTTTCGAGTCCCTCGAACAGCGGGTAGCTGCTGCACTGTCAACATTGGTAGAGACAGACTCCCTGCCAACACCCGATGCCATCACCGAGCTGGACCAAATGGTCTCCCGGTCGACATTTCTGGGTGAGCGCAACATTTCCGACGATGAATTGTCCTATCCGGGGGTGGTAGCCCACCTCGGAGCGCTCCTGAACGAGTACGACAAGACCATTGTGCAGTCTGCAGGGCAGCTGCGGACCTACATTACCAACCGATTGCTGGTGGAATCGGACAACAAAGACGCTCGAATCCGGATGAAGGCCCTCGAAATGCTGGGCAAGATCAGCGATGTGGGCCTGTTCACCGACAAAACCGAGATCACGATGCGCCACCGGCCGACAGAAGAGCTCGAACAGATGCTGCGCGAGCGTTTGACCCGGGTTATCGAGGCAGAAGTCGTCCCAGATATACCCACGCCACCCCCTGCTGAACCCGAAACGGACGAATAGGCGTGGAATTGACCTCGGCGCTCATCAACAAGCTCGTGAAAAACCTGCCGCACAACGAGGCGGCAGAGATTTTGGCCATGATGGACGAAATCGACGAGCGAAAAGCGGTTCAGGCAGCCCAAAATGACTTTTTGGCGTTCATTGCGGCCGTCGACAGGAGCTATAAGTTCGGCGCGCACCTCAAAAGGCTCGGTTCCTTGCTGATGGACGTGGAGGATGACCTCAAAGACCGGATTGCCGTGAGCATGGCACCGCGTATGGGCAAGTCCCAGATGATTTCGATCTACTACCCGGCGTGGTATCTCGGCAGGCACCCCGATCACAAGGTGATTGTGGCCTCACACACTGCAGATTTGGCCGTGGTCATGGCGCGTAAGGTGCGTAACCTGATCCAGTCGCCGGAGTACGCACGAATTTTCCCCAATACACGGATTGCGTCAGACGCCAAGGCGGCTGCCCAGTGGAACACCACCCAAGGGGGCGAGTATTTTGCGATCGGTGTGGGCGGCGCGCTGGCCGGACGGGGTGCACACCTCATCATTGCAGACGATCCGCTGTCCGAGCAGGACATCAAGGCGGGCAACACCACATCCCTCGACACAACGTATGAATGGTTCAGTGCCGGTCTGCGAACTCGTCTGATGCCGGGCGGGAAAATCTGCGTGCTGCACACACGCTGGCACCAGCGGGACCTGATCGGACGCTTGCTCAAAGACAGTGCCATCAACGAGGGCGGGGATAAGTACGAGGCGTTTGAGTTTCCGGCCATACTGTATGAAGGTACAGAAAACGAGAAGTCGATCTGGCCAGAGCAGTGGAGCCTTGAGGCGTTGCAGAAAACCCGGGCGTCCATGCACCACATCATGTGGCAGTGGTATGCGCAGTACCAGCAGAACCCGACGGCCAGCGAAGCGGCCATCATCAAACGGGAATGGATCAGGCGCTGGGAGAAAGACACGCCCCCACCATGCGATTTCATCGTGCAGGCATACGACACGGCCCTCACAACCAAGCAGCGCTCAGACTATTCTGTGTGCCATACGTGGGGTGTGTGGACAAACGAGGAGGACAACTCCACGAACGTCATCCTGCTCAACAAGGTCAAGGGCAAGTACGAGTTCCCTGAGCTCAAGGCCATGGCCCACGAGCAGTACGAAGAGTGGGAGCCCGACAGTGTGATTGTGGAGGCCAAGGCCAGCGGCCAGCCGCTGATCGACGAGATGCGCCGCTCGGGCATATTTGTGCAGGACTTCAGCCCGGGCAAGGGCCAAGACAAGATTTCGCGGATGAACGCGGTCACGGACATGTTTGCCTCCGGGCACGTATGGTTCCCAGAAAACCAGTGGGCGTCCGAGACGGTGGAGGAGATTTTGGCGTTCCCGGCGGGCGAGCACGACGACGAGGTGGATGCCATGACGCTGGCCATGATGCGTATCCGCAAAGGTGGCCTGTTGCGCCTGTCCACCGACAAGGAAGATAATGAGGTCTTCATGAGGTCCCGTCGTGGGGCGGCGTATTACTAAGGATTTGATATGAACATGGTTCCCGGTATTGGCGGTGCCCCTACGGGCTTGGACCTCGACGGTATCGCACTGGACGACACTCCGGCGATTGAAATCGAGATTGAGAACCCCGACGACGTGAAAATCGGCGTGGGCGGCTTGGAGATCGACTTGATGCCCGAGGCCGAAACCCCGGAAGACATCCCGTTCGATGCCAACCTTGCGGACTTCATGGACGAGGGCGAGCTGCAGAAGATCGCGGGCGACATCGTGGCGTTGGTTGAGGCCGACATCACGTCACGCAAAGACTGGGTAGAGACCTACGTCAAGGGCTTGGAAGTGCTGGGCATGCGCTACGAAGAGCGCACCGAGCCGTGGGACGGCGCGTGCGGCGTGTTCTCCACCCTACTCACTGAAGCCGCTGTCCGGTTCCAGAGCGAGACGATTATTGAGACTTTCCCGGCGGCTGGGCCCGTCAAAACGGAAATTGTTGGCGCTATTGATCGACTCAAAGAAGAAGCTGCGGAGCGCGTGCGCGACGACATGAACTGGCGCTTGACCGAACAGATGCCTGAGTACCGCACTGAGCATGAGCGCATGCTGTTCAATCTGGGCTTGGCCGGTTGCGCGTTCAAAAAGGTCTACTTCGACACCTCTAAAAATCGTCAGGTGTCCATGTTTATCCCGGCAGAAGATGTGATCCTGCCGTGGGGCTGCAGCGGCGTGCGTGACGCAGAACGCGCGACCCATGTGCTGCGCAAGAGCGAGAACGACTTGAAGCGCCTGCAGGTCAGTGGCTTCTACCGCGACGTGGACTTGGGTGAGCCCGTGACGTTCTTCTCCGACATCGAGAAGAAAAAGGCCGAAGACCAAGGGTATACCCTGACTGAAGACAACCGCTACCAGTTGTTTGAGTCGCAGATCGAGTACGACCTGCCCGGGTTTGAGAACGAAGATGGTCTGGCGCTGCCCTACATCATCACCATCGACCGTGGCACAAACAAAGTGCTGGCCATCTACCGTAACTGGGAAGAAGGCACCAAGACGCACACAAAGCGCGATCACTTCGTACAGTACGACTACATCACAGGGTTTGGCGCGTACGGCATCGGCTACATCCACCTGATCGGTGGCTACGCCCGGGCTGGCACGTCGATCATCCGCCAGTTGGTGGACGCGGGCACGCTCTCCAACCTGCCCGGCGGTCTGAAGTCCCGTGGGCTGCGGATCAAGGGCGACGACACCCCGATCGCTCCGGGTGAGTTCCGCGACGTGGACGTGACCAGCGGCACCGTGCGTGACAACATCATGCCACTGCCCTACAAAGAGCCAAGCCAAGTGCTGGCCGGGCTGCTGGAGAAAATCACGATGGAGGCCCGCCGTCTGGGCTCGATCGCCGACATGCAGGTCAGCGATATGGGTGCGAATGCTCCGGTGGGTACCACGCTGGCCCTGCTGGAGCGCCAGCTCAAGACCATGTCCGCCGTTCAGGCGCGCGTGCACTACTCGATGAAGCAGGAGTTCAAGCTCCTCAAGGGCATCATCCGCGACCACGCGCCAGATGCGTATTCGTTCGAGCCTGTCTCCGGCAGCCGCATGGCGCTCAAGAAGGACTACGACATGGTGGACGTGATCCCCGTGTCCGACCCCAACAGCTCCACGATGGCCCAACGGATCATGCAGTACCAAGCTGTGATCCAGCTGTCCGCCCAAGCCCCGCAGATTTATGACCTGCCCCAGCTGCACCGCCAGATGATCGAGGTGCTGGGCATCAAGAACGCTGACAAGCTCGTGCCCATCGACGACGACATGAAGCCCCGCGACCCCGTCAGCGAGAACATGGACATCCTGAACATGAAGCCGGTCAAGGCGTTCCAGTACCAAGACCACGCCGCCCACATTCAGGTGCACATGGCCGCGACCCAAGACCCCGAGATGATGAAGCTGGTCGGCCAGAACCCACAGGCCCAAGCCATGATGTCCGCCATGATGGCCCACATCGCCGAGCACACCGCCTACGCTTACCGCCAACGCATCGAGCAGCAGATGGGCGTGACCCTCCCACCCGAGGGCGAGAAACTGCCTCCACAGGTGGAGCTGGCGCTGTCGTCCATGATGGCCCAAGCCGCTCAGCAAGTGCTCGCCGAGAACCAAGCCAAAGCTGCCCAAGAGCAAGCCCAGCAGATGCAGCAGGACCCTGTTGTGCAGATGCAACAGCAAGAGTTGCAGATCAAGGCCAAGGAGCTGGAGCTCAAAGAGAAGAAGCTCGCCATCGACGCCGCTACCAAGGCAGACGAGCTGGAGCTCAAAGAGAAGCAAATGCAGATCGACGCTGCGTTTAAAGCAGATCAGCTCGACGCCCAGCAAGAGCGTGAAGGCATGCGCATGGGCATCGACATCGCCAAAACCAAGGGCCAACCGGTCAAGAAAGGTGAGTGATGGACACCCAAGTACTTGACTACCTGCGGGGCAAACTGCAGGAAGAATTGAAATCGGTAGAAGAGAGTTTGGCGCACGGCGTAGCGAAAGACTACGCTGAGTACCAGAACCTGTGCGGCGTTATCCGGGGTCTGTTGACCGCACAGCGCGAAATAAACGACCTCTTGCGACGAGTAAAGGAACACGATGACTCAATTTGACACGCAGGCAGTCGACCTGTCGGGCATCCTCAACAAATCCGCTGAGGAGAAAGCCCGTCAGATTCCCGACCCTGCGACCTACCACCTCCTGTGCGTTCTCCCGGAGATTGACGAAGAATACGAAAGCGGGCTGATTAAAGCTGGCCAGACGATGCACTTTGAAGAAGTGTTGTCGCCCGTATTGTTTGTCGTGAAAGTCGGGCCGGACGCTTACAAAGACGAAAAGCGCTTCCCCGGTGGCCCCAGCTGCAAGGTAGGTGACTTCGTCTTGGTGCGGCCGAACACCGGCACGCGCATCAAAATCCACGGCAAAGAGTTCCGCATCATCAATGACGACTCCGTGGAAGCTGTTGTCCAAGACCCACGCGGCATCACGCGTGCATAAGGAGCTGCATCATGGCACTGGAACAAGTTGAGTTCGAGTTTCCTGACGAAAAGGAAGCCAAAGAAAACGCCCGCAAGGGCGGCTCTGTCGTAGAGGTCGAAGAGCAGATTGAGGTCGTTGAGGCCGACAAGCCCGAGATCGAAGTCATTGACGACACCCCGGAGAAAGATCGCGGCCGTGAGCCGATGAAAACTCCGCCACCCGAGAGCCTGTCAGATGATGAGCTTGAGAAGTACGACTTGAGCGTGCGCTCGCGCATCAAGCAGGTTCAGAAGGGCTACCACGAGGAGCGCCGGGCCAAAGAGGCTGCCCAGCGTGAGCGTGAAGAGGCTCTGCGTCTGGCCCAGCAGCTGGTCGAAGAGAACAAAAAGCTCAAGGGCACGCTCTCCGAAGGCCAGTCTGCTTACATTGAGCAGGCCAAACTGGTCGCTGCAAACGACATCGAAAAAGCCCGTAGCGCCTACAAAGCTGCCTACGAGGCCGGTGATTCGGATGCACTGGTGGCCGCACAAGAAGAACTGACCGCCGCAAAGCTCAAAGCCGAGCGTGTAAATAGTTTCAAGCCTACCCCTTTACAGGAGGAAGAAACTGCGGTACAACCCACTCCACAACCTCAATCGGTTGAGCTGGACCCAAAACTACGCGCGTGGCAAGACCGCAATCCGTGGTGGGGCAGCAACAAACGGATGACAGCCTACGCCCTTGGCTTTCATCAGGAACTGGTTGAGAATGGAACAACCGCTGGAAGTGACGATTACTACAAAGCGATCGACACGGAAATGCGGGCTCGCTTCCCCGATGTATTCGAGTCCGGGAAGAGTGAGAAAACCGAGGACGCGCCTACTCCTCCAAAAAAGTCGAACATCGTCGCACCTGCGACTCGCAGCACAGCGCCTAAAAAGATCGTGCTGACAAGAACACAGGTCGAACTCGCCAAGCGGCTTGGGGTTCCTTTGGAACTTTATGCACGTAAGGTAGCGGAAGAAATGAGGAAATGAAAATGAGTGAACAACTGGACAACCGCGCTCCGCGCGCCCTGAAAACTCGTGATGCCGCCGAGCGTCCCAAACAGTGGATGCCGCCCCAGCTTCTGCCTGATCCGACACCGGAGCCGGGCTACGCGTTTCGCTGGATTCGGATCAGCACGATGAATCAGGCCGACCCTCGTAACGTTTCCGGCAAACTCCGCGAAGGTTGGGAGCCTGTTAAGGCGTCTGCCCACCCGGAGATCAGGCTGTTTGGTGAAAACGATGCTCGTTTTCCTGACGCTGTGATCGTCGGCGGGTTGATGCTTTGCAAAACACCTGCTGAGTTCGTCGACCAGCGAAATGCGTATTACGGTCAGCAGACCGAGGCGCAAATCCAGTCGGTGGATAGCAGCTTCATGCGCGAAGGTGATGCGCGGATGCCGCTCTTCAAAGAGCGTAAGTCCACGGTTACCTTCGGTAAAGGTATTTGACACTTTTTGGAGTTAACAAATGGCATATCCTACTGTCGATAAGCCGTATGGTTTCCAGCCGATCAACCGTATCGGTGGCAATCCCTACGCCGGGTCTACCCGTCTCGTTCCCGTTGATTCGGGCGCTGTGTTTGATGGTGATCTCGTTGAATTGCTGGCCTCCGGCAAATGCAAAGTGATCGCTGATGGCGCTGCAGCCCCTCAAGCTTTGGGTGTTTGCGTTGGTGGTCAATACACCAACAGCATGGGTCAAACCGTGCAAGCTCAGTACGTTCCTTCGGGCGCGACAAACGCTGTGGCCTACGTGGTCGATGACCCAACTGCCCTGTTCAAAGTTGCCGTCGTGTCTTCTGGCACTACCATCGCAACGTTGGATCGTGCTGCTGTCGGTCGGAACACTTCCGTCGTGTTGAACTCTGGTAGCACCACTACCGGCAATTCCGCTCAGGCGATTGACGACACCACCAACACCACCAACACCTTGCCCATCCGTATCATTGACGTGGTTCCTGAGACCGCTACTGGTGCTGATGCCTTCGTGGAAATGATCGTCAAGATCAACACCCACTCGTACAACAACACCACTGGTATCTAAGGAGTAGACCATGGCTATTTCACGCGCACAACTGCTGAAAGAACTGCTCCCGGGTTTGAACGCTTTGTTCGGTCTGGAGTACGCTCGTTACGGCGAAGAACACAAAGAAATCTACGAAACCGAGACTTCTGAGCGTTCGTTTGAAGAGGAAACCAAGCTGTCTGGCTTCTCCGCCGCTCCGGTGAAGAACGAAGGCGCTGCCATTGCATATGACAATGCGCAAGAAGCTTGGACCGCTCGTTACAACCACGAAACCATCGCCATGGGCTTCTCCATCACGGAAGAAGCAGTGGAAGACAACCTGTATGACAGCTTGTCCAGCCGCTACACCAAGGCTCTGGCTCGTGGTATGGCTTACACCAAGCAAGTCAAGGCTGCTTACGTCCTGAACCAAGGCTTCAACGCTGGCGTTACCTACGGTGACGGCGTGTCGCTGTTCTCGACTCAGCACCCTCTGGTCTCCGGTGGTGTGAACAGCAACCGTCCTTCGACTGCTGCCGACCTGAACGAAACATCGTTGGAAAACGCTGTGATTCAGATCGCTGGTTGGACCGATGAACGCGGCCTGCTGATCGCTGCCAAGCCCAAGAAGCTGATCGTGCCTCCAAGCCTGCAATTCGTTGCCACTCGTCTGTTGGAAACCGAACTCCGCGTCGGTACCGCTGACAACGACATCAACGCGTTGAAGAACAACGGCTCGATCCCCGAAGGCTACACGATCAACCACTGGTTGACCGACACCAACGCTTGGTTCCTGACCACAGACGTGCCTAACGGTCTGAAGCACTTCGTCCGTACACCCCTGCAAAACAGCATGGACGGCGACTTTGACACCGGCAACGTGCGTTATAAGGCCCGTGAGCGTTACAGCTTCGGCGTCTCTGACCCACTGGGCGTCTACGGTTCTCCCGGCGCTTAATCACTTCGGTGAAAAAATGGAGAGGGGCCCTTGTGGCCCCTTTTCTTTTGGGTTATATTGCGTCCACGTCTGGGATTTACCCGCGCATCAAACTGACCCAGCAGACGACTTGCCGATTGATGCGCTGATCTCGCAAGTGAGGACACTGCAATGAGCACTACCACCTTCTCCGGCCCAGTCCGTTCGATTGACGGCTTTCAAACCGTTTCCGTAAACGCTGACACTGGCGCTGTCACCACCACTTCCACCATCGGCCC